ATTCGAAGCGATTTGCAGCGCCCTTCATACACAAACCTGTGTACTGGAGGAAGAAGACCCGGATACAAGTTCCGGAGCGTCTTGAAGAGCGGGCAAGCAACGATGACTCAAAGTCGTTGTCCATCCGCCCAGAGATCTCTCACGAAATTAGTAAGATTTTGATCTCTGAGCCCAAGGTTGAGCTAGAACACCCACTTTCGGGGACCCGCGTGGTCCCCAACCGCGAAAGTGTCAATCACATCACAACATCTTTTCGATTGATCCTCGATCTGTATACGGTTTACGGATTTAACCCTAAGGGTTATAATTTGAAGAGGTCTATCAATCATGCCATTGCCTTAATGAATTCTTACAAAAAGGCAAATTCCCCAATGAGCTGGTGCGCGACGATGAAATACTTATTATTAAGCTTCTGGCGCGCTCATATGGGACTCCCGTTTGAAGAGAGTGGCGCATTCTCGCAAAGAATGCAATCTCCGGGAGAGTTGCTCAAGGGCCGAGCCTCACGCTGGATAAAGTTCCTCACAAAGGAGCAACACGAGGGGTTCTTCAATACGATTCTCATCGGTTTAAAGGGAGGTTTACCTCGACCAGGTGATGAGTGTTTAAGCGAAAGTATTGAAGCATGGAAGGCCGAACTCTTTCTCACTCCTCGCAAGGAGTTGAATGCTGAGCAGTTGCTAGTGCAGTTGGAAATACGCGAAATCGTCCGAGGGTACTTCGAGGATAAGGCTCCAGTGGAGCCACGTGATATCCTGAATACCCCCAAGGTCCCGAGTACGTCTGCGAATTATATTAATTCAAGAACGGAATTCGGAGCCGTGGGAACATTCCTCGAGGATAAAGATTTCCAAGATTACGTCAATGAGAACGCCCATTTGGCAACTTATGACGTGGCGTATGAGCCCTCAGATGTCTACGATCATCAAAAGCGCGAATTTGTTAATTCGAACAAGATGACGATCGGTACCGACAGTCTGAGAATGCACTATGCTGGAGTGGTCGAGTTGAGTTACAAGAAGGCGTTAGCAGAGGACCCTATGGTCCAGGCTGTTGCGCTCGCTGAGGCTCTTAAGGTGAGGATGATAACGAAGTGTCCTCCCTTCCTCATGTTCTTTATGAACGCTTGTATCGACCCACTGCGGAAGGAACTACGGAAGGATACTGTCTTTCGTTTGACAGGTGAACCTATAAGCGAATCGATCATGGACGAGGTGTTCCCGAATGTGGGAAGATCATACCTCTCCGGTGATTATAAAGCTTCAACTGATAAGATTTACAGTTGGGTCAGTGAGACCATAGTTGATGCACTGTGTGATGGGTATTACCATAAGGTAAACACACATTACCCCGAGTTCCGTCAGCTGTTTAAGAAGAGTTTAACAGGTTTTAAGACCTGGGAGAAGGAATTGGATCCCGAAAGTGACATACCCTACGAGGAACAAGACCGTGGACGAATCCTTGACCAACAGAGAGGTCAGTTGATGGGTTCGACGTCTAGCTTTCCTGTTCTCTGTCTCGCGAATTACGCGCTCTGTACAATTGCCATGCGCCAAAATCCATCGGACTGGAGAAAGAATCTCCTGATCAACGGTGATGATTGCGTATTTGAGGCAAATGAGGCCTGTAGGACAGAATGGGAACGTGTAGGTATGCTCATGGGCCTGGAGCCCAGTCCTGGGAAAGTGGACTACAGTAGTACGAGGTTACAGATGAATTCTAGGACCTTTGTCCCGGATCGCCTTCCCTTGCCCTACCATCATGGTTTCTTCGATTCGAAGATGAGATATCAGGTTTATCCTGAAACCAGATGGCGTAGGTTACCCCTGATGTTATTCGGGGTGGCCCTTGGCCAGGTGAGGAGTGCGAGTGCATCTGAACAATGTAATATTAACCTCAAGATCCTTGATAGGGAAAGTTCCCTGAAGGACTATCTGTATGAGCTTGTGTCACCGACTGAAAGTCAAATTGCCTATTTTCGAAAATGTTCGCATAATCTAATCCGACAAGTGGTCGCGAAGCGACCAATCCTGAAATGGATTCCCTGGAACGTCCCGAGCCACCTGGGTGGCTGGGGGTTGAAGGGGGATGTTACGCGAACCGATCTTTCCATTGTTTATTATATCCACAAGAGTGGAAAAACCTTCCCCA